ATACAGACTTTCCATCACTGGCTACACGCTTCTGACAGGTGCATCCTAGACTAGTTCCACAATTTAAACAGGCGCTCATTTTTATGTTGGTTTAGTTGGTTTAACAGGTTTTGCATACAGCACCGCATGATAATTTATCTAACTGACTTACTGCATATTTATACAATTCCATTCCACCTTTTGGGTCATGGCAATCTTCTACATACGCTTTAGCTGCAGCTAATTGTTGTTGTATTAATCTAATCTTTTGTAGCTTAGCCATTATAGTTTCGGAAGGTAAGCAAGCTCCCATATCCAATTCACAATAGATCTGTCTAACTTTATTTAAAGCACAAGTTTGTCTTAGGTGATTGTATTCAACAAACACAAGATCTTTTGGTTCAACACTATACTTTACAATATATATTCCATCGGGAATGTCAAAGAAAGTTGTGCCACAATCAGAAACTTGAATACCAAGATCACATGCTGTTAAATTAGCATTGAATCCTGGGTTAATTTGAGGGGGTGAAATATTTACAGGATGAATAAATCCAGGAAGAGTTATTTGTAATAGAGGGCAAGTCACCTCTACATCCGGAGCATACACACTTGTGTCTACTACCCTAAAAATACATTTATTGAGAGTGTCTGGAATCTCCAAACTTAACACGTGTCTAGCCATAATGTTACAAATATATATAAAAAAAGGGAAGGAGTAACTTCTCCTCCCCTTTAATTTATAAGGTTAATAAATTCTTAGTTAGGAATAAGAGTTCCTACAGGGAACAATTCACAACGTACACAATCATGTGTTTCAAAAGGAACACAATCAGCACACGAAGTTAACCAGTTAGTTAAGAATGTATCTAATGCAGCAATAGGTGCAGTAGTGATAATCTCTAACATGTAACGATCTGCATCAAACACACCAGTTGGGTTATTCCAACGTGGTACACTATGCAACAAGAAGTATCTTGTGTATAATGCATTACGGTTAATAGCAGTTGTCATGTCATAACCTTGAGTAATCTCACGGATACGAAGATCATTATTTGCAAAGAAGTTCTGTAAATATGACTCAGCTAAGATCAAGTCTTTTACAACTTGGTCACCAAAGCCCATACCTTGTATACCTAAACAGTCATTGTATACACAGATTCCCTCGAATACACAAGGATCTCCAGTATAATCAACCATTGAAGCAAGGATCTTAACCGGCTCTTTCTCAAAGTAGTCAGTTAATTGGAAAGTACAATCTCCAAATACAGTACCAACATAAGCACCAAATAAACGAAGACCTGCACATAAACCAACACCGTGAGCAACTACAGGATAACAATCCCATGATTGACCGGCAGCAACAGGCGCTAATGTAATAGGATCTACAGTTGTACCCGGAGCATACCATACTGAATAAACAATACCATCACAAGTACTAATCTGAGGAGCCTCAGAGAATACTACAGGTAATACAAAATTCTTTAGGTAATTGTTGATAACGATTTCTTTAGCCCAAGAAATCATAACAGTAGTAGAATCTACTAAAGTTGGAGTTGGGCCAGGGCAGCATCCTGTATATGCATCAAGAGTTTGATAAGCATTGTGATTCAAAGCACGAAGTGCTGGTGAACCTTTAATATCTACGCGTAAGTAATATGTCTCACCGCAGAAGAACTCAAAGCAACAAGTTGCTGAAGTAGTTCCACCTTGGAAATTATCTGGAATAGTTACACCAGCTGTCTGAGGAGTGTTACCAATAGAAACAATTGCTTGTTGTGGTACACAAGAATCTACACGGTATGCATTTTGTACATACTTAGGGTTGATCATTTTAGACTTGTTAGTCTCTTGGTAACCACCATGAAAAGGACCGATCTTGTCATTCTGCAATACAGAAGAGCTAGCCAACATTAATGGACAGCAATTGTATGTAGAAAGAGTTGGATCAATCAACAAGTTAGTCTTAGGATCAAAGAATCCAAAGTATCCTGTGTGAGGACCGCTTGCTGGAGGTAATTTTGCTAATACTACTGTTGGTGTACCTGTAGTTAATAACATACCTGCGCTTGTAGCTGGATCTGTTACACCAGCAATTGCTGGAGTTCGGGTTGGGCCTGTTCCAAGAAACATCTTGGTGAAGGCATGATTAAAATAAGCCATGTTTGTTTTTTGTTTTTAGTTTATAAATAAATATAGTTTAATATAGTAAATCTTTTTGTGTTATGCAAATATAATTAAAATTATTTTATCCACCCATCTCTTCATCTAACATTCTTAGGGCTATTTTATCTTCCCCAAAAGTGTTAAGCTTGTCTACCCAAGTCTGAGTTTTATCATGCTCCTCAACCTGTTCTTTCAAATAGCGCATGCAAAGTTCATATAACATATGATCTCCTTCCTTCAAAGCACCAGTAGCCATCACCTTAATTTGCTTAGTAACCACTATTTCATGGTCATAAGAAGCTCTGATAATTGCAGGTAATCCATCAAAAGACGTAGGTTGTACAGCAAGAACCGGTGTAGCTGGAGTAACCCCCATAGCTAATAGGTATTCACGGGCCCATCCTGCATGTGTCATTTCCTCATCTGCATAAGACTTCCATAACTTAGCAGCTCCTGTGTATCCTTCATTATTTAACCACATTGACATGGATAAGTAAAGACGAGAAGATTCTTCTTCTTGTTGGATACGGTATTGTAAGTTCTTAATACAATGCTCATCAATCATAGGATTGTGAGATTTTCTATATGGTCTTTGTATTCCGCTCATAATTAATTATTTTCTTCTGTTGCTTGAGACATTCTTTGGAACTGGGTCATTGACTCTATGTCACCGGCCAGGATCTTAACTGTCTCATCTATGAATAATTCTACCAAGTCATCTTTAAACTCAGGTATCACATCCACTGTAGGGACAACACCAGTATAAGGATCTGGTATGTTTGTAATCTGAATTTTTCTAGGCTGTCTGTAGTAGATGAGAAATACATTAACTGGTGTAAATAATCCGTTAGTGTAGATCTTTAAGCTGTTGTTAGACAAGGTTGAGAAAGTCTCAAGCCAGTCAAAGCTAGGACCCTTATTAGGATCTCTCATCAATATATCTACGTTAGCAACCTCTGTTGGGTATATAACTAAAGGTTGTGGATCAGAACAGCAGTCAGAAGTAGCTTGTGCAGATACCCTCTTCCACTGTAAATAATCAGCAGGAAAGTTTACACTCTCATAATAGGTTTGTCTGTTATTCATATTTACCGGGACTTGAGTCAAGAGTACTTGCAAGTCATCTATCCTACGGGTAGATTGCTCATCACCTTCTTTAACTATATTCAGTCCATGAAGATTGCTTCGGCACCAGTCAACCTGAGCCTTATCAAAAGCTTCAATAATTTGCCAAGTCTCTATGTTATCATAGTCATTACTGGCAAGCTTATTCAGCCGCTGTTTAACCTTTATGAGTATAGCAGAGTTGAGCATTACTTATTCTTCTTACCTAGATTTTTAATATCAGGAACAACACTAGGAGGACCCGGGTTTACATTGAATATAGAAACAGCTTCTATACGCGTGCCACCCGCGCGTAGCTCGCGCATCTTAGCCATAATATCATTGTTCTTCTTGTCTTGATTCTCGCTATTAGGATAGCTTGGTAATTTATATTTTCCCATGATATTTAATTTTATAAGTTTTTACTTTTAAGCCAGTTCTTCATAGCAGCTGCTAATGTTGCATCAGCATTTACTGTAGGGACTGGTGCAGGTGTTGGTCCGGTCTTAGGCAAGAGAACTATTACATCTCCTTGTTGACTAAGCAATGTTCCAAAGTCAGCAAAGGTAAGATAAAATCTTCCTTTTACACCCCAAGTAGGGCCCCAAGAATTATCAAACCAAACTCTTGAATTTTGTACATCAATCTGACGGGCAACTATTTCATGACCTCCAGCCAATGCTCCGGTAATTCTTACTCTACCATCCGGATCTGGTGTAAACATTCCTTGATACCAATTGATACCTACAAGAATGGGATTTGTTGTTAATGCTAAAAGAGCACTATTTAAACTGAATGTATGCTGGTATCCTGAAATCAGGCCAGCATTTTGTAGTGCTTTTGCAATTGATAATCCATAGGATCCATTATCATTAGGAGGGTATGGTCCATTACCATCTATAACCTGTGCATCAGAGTAAAGCTTTTGAGCACCGCTTTGATTCAAAGGATACTTGGTATTATTGGCAACACCTTTATATAAGGGCTCAGCACCTAGAGCACCTACACCGGCATTACCTGTACAGCTTCCTACATTACCTTGATCTAAGATTCTAATATAGCGGAAGTGAGTAACAGAAACTAGCGCTCTTCCTTTAGTATCAAAAGAGAATAGTCTAGATCTAGAGTCATGATACACATGTCTCTTGAGCCTATGATCTAGACTATGAATTTTCTCTTTTATGATTACTATTTTGTCCACTATTTTCCTTTACGGGCCCTGCCCATTGCTTTGAATGTTTTAGCCAAAGCTTTTCTTTTTGGTGTGCAAGTAGCTTTAGTCATGGGAGTACAGTAACCCTTATGTGCAGGGTTAACTGCTTTTTGTATCCACTTCTTATCTTTCTTTGCAGCCATTATTTTTTCTTTTTTGCTGGCGCTTTTGGAGTTCCTCCTAGTGCCATCTTGTTAAGTTCCTGTACAGCCTTTTTTACACCACCCATTAAGAATTTATCTTTCTTGATGGTTTCTGCTCTTTGTAGAGTTCGCATAGCATCTTCAATTTCCCATTGACGATCCTGTGCTGATTTAACTGGTTTACTAGCCATGATTAACAAGATTTACTTCCGCCCATCTTCTTAGATGGAATTGCTCCTTTTGGAGATTTACTTTTAGGTCCTGTAAATTTTACAGAAGCTTTCTTTGAAACTGTTGCCGGCTTATTGGGCTTTTTGTTACCTGTAGGTTTTGTAACTACAACTGGTTTTTTATTTGTCATCTCTTACTTTTTTAATTTACCAGTTGGTACATCACAAGCAGCTTTGTTGAAGCCACCAGTATACCTGGTAGGGTTAATACACACAGTTACTTCTTGATTAGTTCCACCTACGCGTCCTGTTGGAGCGGTTACTACTGTAGGGAACTTGTTTGAATTCTTCATTGATCCTGCCATGATATATAGTTTTTAGTTTTTACTTAATTACATTCCCCAGTACTTCTCTACCTTCTTAGTCAGATCAAGTAAGATAGAATCATTTAAAGGATTCTTCAAATACTCAATACACTCTGACACATTTCTACCCATCATTGAAGCACTGTCCGTGTGGTAGATAAATCCATCCGCCTTAGGTGAGATAAACTTATAATAAGTAGCATCTTTTACAAGCGACTTAACTTTAAGTGTCTCCATGTCTAGCGCGCATGCGTCCAAGAATGTTTGAGCTGCCCTTCTTAGGTTAGTCTCAATTCCCTGGCCGGTGATGAACTTATCCATGTTATCATACATAACATCATTAGGAGTAGTCTTCTTGTATTGAACACTATTTCCATCAACAACCTTACATACATAAAACAGCTTATTCTGGTTTTTATCAAACATCTTAATAAGCTCAGCCAAGGCCTTGTTACGGATCTTGCTAACTTCTGTTTTGGTAGATACTGTATCAACAAACCTATCCAAGTAGAACTTAGGCGGAACAGCTTTACTTCTTGCTTCATCATAACTCTTACAGATGATAGAAAATCCTCCGGCATCAATAGCGTATAACTTGATCAAGTCATAAGGATCCTTTGCAGGATCTAAGTGCACTGGCTCATTGCCACAACGCATAGAGATCTTTTCCCAGAAATCATGGTTATTAGGTTGAAGTAATTGAACCTTGTTCCAAAACTCTGGATCCTCAGGATCTACCACATTAGTAGCAAGTTCTCTTTCAAGTTGTGCTACTATAGTGCGGATCTCTTTGATCTTAGCTTCGCGTACTTCTTTATCTGCAATAAGTTTCACCTCAGGGGCAAACTCATTAAGACCGGTAATGTATCTCTTGATACCATTCCTTTCAATACATGCAAGTTGCTCTTCATGAAATACTCCATCAAATAAAGCTAAGCCATATTTCTCTAGGCCTAGATTAGGTTTGTTAGGGTCAAAGAACGGTTTGACAGTTATACTGCCAGATTTAGCTGTTTCAGCTAGGGATACAATTGTTACACTCATGTTGGTTTTTTTTGTTGGTTTATATTTATTTTGTTAATATTTTAGCTTTATAAGGTATCCATTATTTCATATTGGTTGTAGAAGGTTACAATCTGTATAATGGTTTTGTCAAAAGGATTCGCTACAGGTGCACCTAAGGCATCTACAACATTAACAATGTATTCGGTTTCACTAATCTTTTGTACAGTTACAAATCCAGGAATTTTAACATTTCCTACAATGAGAGCTGTTCTCATTGCTGCAGGCCCTGTTGTTGGTAATGCTAGTGTAGCAATGTAACCACCTACTCCGGGATCTGGATTAACGGTAAAAGCGCTAATTGCTGTTCCTCCACAAGCATAAAAGCTTGAACAGCATCCATCACTTTCAGATCTTGCACCTTCTGTACAACAGTCATTTTTTCCACAACCTGTACATGGTTGACACTTTCCTTCTGATACTAATCCTATACCTGAACCTGAATTAATTCTTAACATAGATTCAAAAGTAGGCGCTACTCCACCAGGAGTTGAAACTTCCCAATAGTTAGTTCTTTGAGTTTCTGCATTAACTGCAGTTCTAGTACTAGATACTAGCAGTTCATTTAACTGTTTTATACTTGCGCCTAATCTATTGTTTCCTGTTTTATAGGTTACAAAACTTTTAATATTTTGAAAAATATCTGCTGGGTCATTGGTGAACAGTTTCATTTTATTTAATTTTTTATTGTTAGTAATTTGTTAATAATTAGTTCCCGGGCAAAGCTACGAGCTCTGTGAGGACGCATCCCCCGGGCAGGTGCTTATATGGGAGAGATGTATGAGGACCTCTCCCAAGCACAAGTGTTAGAAAGAACCTCCAGTGATAGGATTTCTCATAACAATCTTTAGAACCTTGGTAGGATCTTTTACCCAGATAGCTGGCATTGTTTGAGTCATCATAACACGGTATCCATTGAATTGACCAGATGATTGGAACCCTTGAGTTCTTCCCATGTAGTCCATAGTACCATTCTGGTACCACCATTTCAATTGATTATCCCAAGATAACTTCAACATAAAGATGTTGTCATTTCCTGTATCAGTGATGTCAAAGATCACGAAGCTGTAAGAGCTTAATGGATTTCCATCAATGATTGGGTTCTCAATATCATTTGTGTGTAAATTGTCAAAAGCAGGGTTAAGTACAAACTTAACATTAGCTAAGAACGGAATCACATAACTAGTGAAAGAGAATCCAAAGTTTAGATCCATACCTTGACCAGTGATAGCTCCGATACCACCACCACCATTTTTACCGTCACCTAAGTTAACAGTTAAGCCGGTGTTAACAGCCTCACGCTTGATAGCTTCATTTACTAGGCGCATTCCTCCCATACCGGTTTGAACAATAAGCTGACGCTTAGGATCTGGACCTTGGAATTCAACACGACCTGCATAGAAGTTGTACAACTCAGCACGGAATAATTCTAAGCTAAAGCTAGCTTTGTTATACACACGCTTGTAAGAGTTGTCTAATTGCTTCCATAAACCCACTGATAAACGCATGTCATCTGGACCATCTTGCTTAATACGTCCACCATGACCCCACATTAAGTAGGTCTCGATATCAGTAGCAATCTTAGTTAAGTGAGCAGCTTCCATAGTAGTTAAGAAAGTGCGGGTTAAAGTACCATTACCGATAGCACGCTTCAAGTAATCTTTACCCATTTTGCTTGCCACATCTTCAATCTTGCTGATAGCAGGATCTAACTGTGTGTCAAAGTTACGCCAGATCTCAGTTACAGGAACCGTACCATCTGCAGCCATACCACCTTTTAACATCAAGTCAGCGCGACTAGAGATAGAATAGTGTACGTGAGCTTCTGCTCCTCCTACGAAGTTGTAGAATTCACGGAATCCTGAGCGGGTAGAGATGTCAGAGAATCTCTCACCATATTCTCCGCGGGCAGAACCTTTACGGAATAATTTAGTTTGAGCAACCAAATACTTGTTCTCAAGGAACTTGTAGTTGTCATTGTTCACTAACTGAACAGTGTAGATGAAACCATCACCCATTGGAAGGATATCTTCTGCTGTGATGTACATCTCACAACCGTTGTATTTGTCATAAGTGATGATATCACCATGTCCAAATTCGCGCTTGTTGATTTTGATCTTGAAGGTTGTACCGTCAACACCTTTGGTAAGGTTTTGTGGTTCAATGTCCTCAATGATGTAAGGAAGATCTTGGGAAACCGGAGTTTGCCATTTGTACTCACCACGTGCATTTTCTACCATGATGATGTTTTTACCACCAAATGAAGATAGTTGGTAAAGAGGCATTTCAACTTTCTGAGCCATAGCCCAGATGTCTACCGGACCTAAGTCCATTGGTTCTGCATCTTTTAACATGTTCACTAAGTGATATGAATCCACGTGTGAACTAGCATTGTAGTTAGTGTCACGCAAGAATATACCATTGTTTAATACTGGAGTTGCCATTTTTCTTGTTTGTTTTTAGTTTATAATTTATAGTTTATATTTAGTTGTTTTAATTATCTCTTGAAAAAACTACCAGTAGGTCTTTGAACTCCTGACCCTGGTTTTTTCCTGCTTGCATTATCATCATCTTCTTGCGCCTGGCTAGAGATGGTTTTATTGCTTTGTTCTGTTTTCAAAGTACGTACTGTTTTTTCTACCTGATCTTTACCGCCTACAGCTTTAATCTTGGTTTTGTATCCTTCCGGATCAGCCAATAACCAAAGTGCTTCAGCAATCAAAGCCGGATTAGGTTCTACATACTGATACTTCTCTATAAGGTGACCAAATAAATTAGTAGGTCTTCCTGATACTGAAGGATAGTTGGCTTGAGTTAATCCACCAAATAACATATTCTGTACTTTCTTGTCCAGCTTAAGACCGTTGATCTCACCCGGTTCAAGAGTTTTGTATATGGTATCTGTATAGATAGCGGCTTGTTGTTGTTGTTGTTTACGCTTGCTTTCTTGTTGTTGAAGCTGTCTAGCTATAATCTGCTCCTGCATCGCGTCTAACTTTGGCTTGAACTTGATAGCTCTACTCTCCAATTCATCACGATCTTTATAGAGTATGATTTCTTCTTCAATTTCTTCAGCATCACCAAAATTAGTAGCATGTAAATAACTTCTAATGATCTGTTCTTGGCTGGATTCATCAGTAGTGTCTAACTGGCGAATTTCTTCTACCGCTGCTAGAGATCTGAATAAACCTTTTAGATCTTGACCACCATTGGCCACATAGTGTGCTGCTACTTGCAACTCCTCAGGGAGCTCTTCATAGAATTCACCGGAAACTTCTTCTTTTGTTTTCTTTCTTTTCTCTTTCTCATTGGATTCAAATAGTTCTTCCCAATCTTTAAGAGTATATTTAGATACATCTTCCTCACCTTCAAACGGTGTAAGGTATCCTTTTTCAATAAGCTTTGTACCAAGCTCTACTAGGTTTGTAGGTCTACCACCTTTTTTTCCAGGATCTTCTTCTTTTTCCTTTTCCTTTTCCTCATCGGTCTTAGGTTTAAGGAGATCTTCTATTTCCTTTTCTTCTTCTGGAGTTTTTCTTACAACTTCTTTGGCTGCCTCTTTTGCTGCGGCCTCGGCATCTGCTGCCTTTTCTTCATCAGTCTTTTCAATGAGCATCTTATCAATATCAACCTTTGGGCTTCTACTGAATAAGCTTGGTTTACTTTCAGGCACCATGACATTCTCTGCCCCCGGTGTACCTAACAATTCATCAAGGGATATATCCGCTTGACTTACTGTTGTGTTATCTTTAGTTTCTGACATATAGTTGGTTTTTGTTGGTTTAATTTTTGTGTCTTAGTATAATATAGCAAAAATATAGAAATAAACTTTATAAATGTGAAACTATCTCAAAGGCTCTATTAAATATTTTGCATAATATGGCTATAACCTATTTCTTCTTCTTTGTGTCTTTCTTCTTAGCATCAAATTTATTCTTATTTTCCCTGGCTATCTCTAGATCAGTATTCTTCATCCGTAGCTGTGCTGCTAATTTTTCTCTTTCAATCTGAGCTCTTTCTCTATCATTAGTCATTCTGTTAGACTCTTTAGTGTTCTGAAGATTCATTGACTGTTGAAATTCAGCGGATTGTTTAATTTCACCCAAGGCATCCAAGTAATCTGATTGCTGATTAGCATTGATATCCTGCATAGCACCATAGCCGGCAGACTTAATCTCAGCAATAAGAATGTCTTTTCTTCTATCTTTCTCTTTCTCTTGCATGTCGTGATCAAGCTGCATTTGCTTTTCTTGAATACGGGTCTGCATTTCTTGCTCCTGCATTTCTTGCTGATGCTGTTGTTCTTCTTGTGTTTTTTTGTTGGTTTTTCTCTCTATACCCTTTAAACTATTGGTTAATTCACCTACAGACTCTGCTTGCATAACATCTCCAAGATCGTAAAGAGTAGCACCGGCCGTGTTATTAGTGAAGGCTAATTGTTTCATTTGTTCAAGAATAGCTCTTTGATTAGCCTTAGTTGTAGCAAAGACATTTAGATCACGCAATAATAGTTCTGTACCATTCATCTCAAAATTCACTTTCTCATCAGCAGAGGTCATGTATTGAAGTCTGAGAGATGGTTTTCTAGAGTTATAGAACATAGCTAAGTCAGTTCTCATTTGATGCACACGCGGCATTAAATAATCTGAGTGATTGATAAAGAAGTTTTCTGTTTGTGCAAAAGATCCTATCATAGCTTGTTCAACACCTTTAGCAGTATCTATCTGCCCTATTTGTTGGCCTAAGCGTTGTGGTGTAATTCCAATAACTTCAAAGCACTGTTGCTTGAAATAATTAGCCATCTGGATCCTAGACATCATACGATTAGTCTGCTCAAGATTCATTACCTGGAAATGGTTCTGAGAGATTGAGTTCTCAGTGTTACTGATAGATGTATCTAAAGGTAAGATCTGGAAGTTCTTCATAGCAACATAAGCCTTGGCAAAGTTGTTCTTACCCCAGTCTTCTCCCAAAGAACGCTTAGGTAAAGCATTCTGATCTAACATAATCACGGTACCTAGTTCATCAATAAGGATGTCTGCTATTTGGTTATTAACAATGTTGTATCCAATTTGGAAAGGCTTCATTAAGTCAACCATGGAAGTTGATCTTGTATTCCGGTCATTGAAGACAGCTCCTTCTACAGGTAGCTTACATCCGTAAAGAGTATTCTCACCTTTGAATTGGAATTTCAATGGCCCCATTTTGTTTTGATCAATACCTAAGTACATAGGATTAACTCCACCGGGATTATTCATACCCCAGAAACTTGGATGATTAGGTCCAATCTTTACACCGCCCCAAACCTGGTTAATCCAGATCCAGTCAATGTGCTCACCAAAGATCAAGTTATCTTTAGATTTGTTTCTGATTAAAGTTGTATCATAGATAGGTTTGTCTGTAACAATATAGTCTTCTCCAATGATGTCGGTAACAACTTCACCATTCTCACTGATCTTGGTTAAGTGACCTACTTTACGCTGAGACTTCCAATAAGCTGTAGTCACGCGTAACAAGAAGGCCGCTCCCATGGGCGCGTAGTCTTCTCCTTCAGCCATGATCCAATTGATGATATCTCCGCCATTAAACACAAAGTTATCATACATGGATGTAAACTGTCTGTAGGCTAAGGACGGCATGTTGGTATTCCACTCATGAGACTTAGTAGCATCATAATAGGATCCATCATTCTGGTAACCCTGTAACGGATAACCAGCAGATCTAACAGGATAGATAGCTTCAATAGACTCCAATTGTTCTTGAGTCATCACGTATCCATACTTGTCAATAACATCCGCAATAGTCATCATCTCAATTCTACCTACCCAATTACCTTGAGAGATATAACGAGCTTCTGCAGATTTATGATAGAAAGTAGTAACCGGATTCCATAACTCAATATCATAATCATCTTCCATCATCTTCATGTGCCAGAACTCGCGATCGGTGATAAGCATATCACGGAAACCTCTCTCCTCTAGCTCATCCATCTTAAAGCGCTCTTCATCAACTTTGGTCTGATGCATCGCCCATTGCTCAACCATGGATCTATAATCCTTATCAAAGAAAGTCTGAATCTCAGGAAGTGTTTTTAAATTCTCAGGAGACATTTGTTGCTCCATTTGTTGTTGAACCTCGGGATCCTCAGGATCCATACCCTGTTCAAGCAACTTGGCCAGCATCTTTTGTTCTGCTTGTTGAAAGAGAACTTGCTCAACTTGGGATCTCTTTTGTTCTAATTGTTCATTGTAGGAGTACTCATCCTTAGCCTGAAAAGTGATCTTAGTATTTCTTTTAGCAAACTCTGCTGTCAGAACATTAATAACATTTGGAACAATAGGATAGAACTTTAGTTCCAGAACTGTAGGATCCTCTTTTGTTAAAGTATCCACAAGATCTCTCATCTCATTGGATTCTTCAACCATGTAATCACCGCGATCAATAACTCCCTTGGCCAGCTTATAGTTCTTCATAAGTCTGCGCGCATTTCTACGGATCTGCTTAAGACCATTCCACTCTAGCCAGTCCATGTTCCAAGCCGTCCATTCTGGATTCTTGTCTTTTTTAGAAAGAAACTGTAAAGGCTGGGTTATAGAACCCATCCTGTTATACTCAGCTTTTTTGCCAGACTTCATCTGGAGCGCGTTTAATACTTGCATAGCTATTATCTTATGTTCTTAAATGGGTTCCTTGGAGGTCTTTTTTCCAAAGAGCTTTGGCCCATCCCGATATGCCGGAATGGGCTATTAGTAAATTTATATAAATTTTCTGACTTTTGCAAGTCTTTTTTGTCTGTTGTGTCTAATCTCTTTCTGATACCTCTGTTTGCTTCTTGAACTTTAGCAAAGGCTATCAGAGCTCCTAGTGCTATTAATCTATCCACGTTGAGACCATCTCTGTATTGCTGCATCTCAACCATGGCCATCTTGTCCGGGATCCGCTCAATACCGTAAATTACTTTAACTACCTTACCCTCTTCTGTAGTCACTTCTTCTAATACCTCTTTACAGAAGTCAATTAGGTATGGTAAGATATGGGCCCTAAAGATTGTCCCGGTGTTCCGCCATCCATACTCCTGGTGATGAGTCTGAACATTCTCAATATCTTTCCGGAAGGTAATCTGATTCTTGGGAACTAGATACTTCTGCTTTCTTTGTTTGATCATGTGAGTTATAAAGCCGGGGACATTGCTCTCAACAATGGTCCATGCATTATACCACTCGATCATATTCTCTAATCTCTTGTGGGTTTCATTGATATCATCAAAGCGGCCACACCAGTGGGCAACTATTTTATCCTGCTCTATGTAGGTTTTTATTTCCCCTCCATCATGTCTAGTCACCTCAATAGGTATTTTGTAAATGTATATAGAGCACAATGATTCAGATGATGTGGTCTTACCTTGAGATACCGGATCAATAGACGCGTAGTAAGTACCCCACTCAGCCTTTAAATCAGGCTTTTCATTCATAACAATTACACCACTTTTATCTTCAGAGTTCTTCTCTACCGGGAACTTACTTACGGGAATCTTTTTACTCTTCTCAATAACCCACACACCCTCAGCATTTCTAGAAAGATCAATATACTCGGTAGAATACTCTTTATCTTCAATTCTTCTCTTCTGCGCGGCCACTAAGTGAGATGGGAATAAGGACACACTCCTTGTTGCAAAGGCCTCTTCAATATTACGCGGATGCTGGGATACTTCGAGCTGATAGTCTTCAGGACTAAGGTCCTTCTTAATCTTTTCAAAATACTCTTCAAGCATTACAAGAGCTTTCTCTACTTCTGAGTTACCAAACTTGTCTACACAGGGAGGCATAGACCATTGCTCTGGAATAAATAAACCGGTTCTTCCTACAGTTCCTTTATCATCTAGAAGATTAGAAGTAACATAGAATATTGAATTAGCTTCTGGGGTCTGAATCATTTTCCTTAAAGGCTCGCACTGCTCCAAGTCACCTACAGATCCGGCCGCAATAAATGTACCAGTTGTTATCAAACCTGATTTCAAGGCAGGCTTCATGTAACCAAAGGTGAACATCATATCCGGGGCAATCCCGGCCTCTTCATGAAAGAAGTAAGTACAGGGTCCACCTACACCTGCTGTAGGATCTTGTTCAAAAGATGTTCCTTTAATAACCCCCTTGAGTCCCTTTAGGGTTTTTCTAGTGGTGCCGGGAATGGTTGTTTCAATTTGTTGTTGCCAGTCAAGAACCTTACTTGGATTCATAGGACGATACCAAGCTGTATTCTCATCTAAGAAGTTTCTATACTCTGCTAAGAATCTCCAGGTATCCTGAACATAGGCTTTAAGAGATGCTCCCATTTTTAAGATCGGAGTTTCTTCAAACCAGATCTGATTAATAAGCTTAGCTGCGTGAAAATAAGAAGAGGCTATCTGACGTTTCTTTAGGATAGCGGCATGTAGGTAGAACAGTTCTGCTAGAATCTCATACAGGGCCATATGATATTGGGCATCGCGTATATCAGGAAAGGCAAACTTTCTTATCTCCTTATTGTTAATTGGTAGGAAGTTGATCCACATGTAGTACTCGCGCGTGAGATACCATGTCTTCTTTTTGTTCTTAAAGATCACACCTTTTCTACAGCGCATCTTCATCTCATCCCAGTATGCAATGTAATCT